GTTCCGCCAAAGGTGGTTGTGCCAAACATGAGTCCTGATGCAAACACGTTGGAAAAGGCATCGACCGCGATGGCGAGCCCATAGTTGGGACTGTTCGATGTTGTCGTGATGAGTTGGATCCATTGACCCGTCCCGGCCGAGTTCCACTTGGCGACGTACGCACATGACTTTGCTGGACTTACAGCTGCAACTGCACCCGTTGTGCCAGGAGCATCGTACAGAGTCCTCGTACCGTTGAGTATGCCACCAGTGACATTGACTGAAAGATCGAGTGCGACCGCAACGGACATGGGTCCTTGTCCACCTGCACCGATACGCGACACCCACGTGACACCACCAGCCGTCGTATACTTGGCCACGAACGCATCCTGTGATCCGGTCGACCCACCGATCGCCGTCGTTGCCCCTGCCGAGTTGTACACGTTGAGTGCAGTTGCACCCGTCGATGAACCCACGACGACAACACCTGCGTCTGGACTACACGCGATACCAGTTGAGTTTACGGTCGACGACGCGACCGCCATACGCGCAGTCCATTGCGGCGTACCGATCGTATTGAACTTGACGAGGAACCCGTCGCGCGTACCGACAGTCGCAGCGAGTGTCGCATTCGTCGTGTTAGTCGTATCGGCGTTGTAGAATGTCACGCCGGACGCCGATGTAAAGTTGCCTGTGATGTAACACCCTTCAGAGTCGGCCGCGATCGCGAGACCGGTACACACGGACGAGGCGGTTGCAGATGCACCGTAGGTCGCCCACAGAAGGTAGTACCCACTGGTCGTCACGCTGAATTTTGCCAGGAACATGTTTGTCGCACCGGACGCTGGCGCTGCAAGTGCGATACCGGTATTGTACCCGTAGATTGCAGTTGCCGCTCCCGAGTAGTACCCCGTGATGTATGCACTCGACCCCTGGACTGCAATCCCACTGATTGTCGATGACGCGACACCCGGGTACCCAGTGATAAGTCCGATATTCACGAGCACCCCTGCCGAACTGTACATGGCGAAGAACGAATCAGGCGTTCCACCATACCATGGTTGTACGTCACCTTGTCCAAACTGAATATCACCCCCACGGTATGTCCCCGTGATGTGGATGTTTCCGTTCGTGTCTGCGACAATCTTTTGAACCGGGATCGTCGTCGGCGTCGTTGCTGACAGGGTTCCCGGACCTGTAATTGCGCCAATCCCACCAATCTGGGCTGCTGAGAGGGCGTTGCCAGAGAGAGGCAGTGTCATGGACGCCGTCGTGACGATGTTCGACGTGTAGATCCACCGGTTGTTCGGCTGGTACATGGTTTTGAACGGCGGCGACATAAACTTGAGACCGCCGATACCATTCTCGACCCGGAGCACGTTATATGATCGGGTGTACACGCGCGTGAACGTATTGGCCGCTTGGGGCACGGTCATCTGAATGTCACGCATGCGCGCCAAGTTGACGCTCCCGGCCACCTTGTTGTTCGCCTCGGGTTCCTGTGAAAACGACAGGAGTGCCATGGTACGCTGCGGCATGCTCGAGTGAAAGAGGTACGGCTCGATGGTTCGGGTCGTCCAATCAAAGACCTTTTCGTCGTTGAATCGAAGTTCGACGTTTGTCAGTGCGTTGTATGCGTACGGACCGGATGCACTTGCCGGTGTCTGATTCACGATGAACGCCTCCTTGACGGGTGCATTCACCTCAAGTCGGAACGTCGGTTCGGACGACTGGGTCAGTGACGTCTGACTGACGATGAATTCCTGTGGTTTGATTTCAGTTTTTGAAGGTCCAGAGACGTAGTCGACGATGATTGACGTCTGGAGCGATGTCGGTGTGATGGAAGTCGACGTATCCTGGCGAAGCACGTTGGACGTCCCGAGCGGGAAACTGAAGATGTACCGACCATCGAAAAGGTTGACATTGAACGTGTTTGTGCCTCCGATCTGAATCGCAGTTGAAGGTCCGGCGGACGTTGCACCCGTCACATAGTTGAACCAGTCGTACGATGATGCGCTGGTGAACGACTTGGTCGTGTCGTACCGGAAGAAGAGCGTCGCGGACGACACGTAAATGTACTGGCCGTCGAACACGGGTGATCGGAAAATCATACCGGCCGTCACGCCTGATACACCGGTAAGCACGAACGTTGACCACGATCCCGCCGTTCCAAATGCAGCCGTCGTATCGTAGCGAAGCCACGTCACTGGGTTCGCCGATTGCTGTGTGTCCGTGATCCAATACATGTACCGGCCGTCAAAGATGGTTGCCAGGTAGTTTTGTTGGGTGACTGAAAGTGTCGTGCCATAGTTGAAGAGGGTCCACGAACCAGCCGCCGTGAATGACGCAGACGTATCACACCTCAAAATTTGCCGCGATTGATACTTGTCCGTAAAGTACACGTACTTGCCATCGAAGCTCGGCGTAGACTGCAAATTGAGATTTCCAACCACGCCGGATACACCTGTCGCCACAAATGACTCGACCGTCAGACTCTGTGTGTCAAACTTGTAGACGGTGTTCTTTGCCTGTGCCGCATCGTTGAGCCCTGCATACACGTAGATGAATCGACCATCCGAACATGCGGCTCTGCGCGTCAGACCCACGGGGAACACCGTGTATGACGTGGTCAAAAGTCCGGTGAACGTTTCGTTGGTAATCACGGGGAAGGACACGATGTACTGGTCGGTCGTGACGGCATACACTTTACCGTTGATCACGAAGCTCGCCTCGGTGATTGAGTTTGCACCGGCATCTCCGACATTGATAGAACTCGAGAGTGCAAAGGTTGATCGCGGGTTCATGAGCGCGACCGTGTTGTACGAAAAGATGTAGACGTTCGATCCGTCGTAACACGCCGTGTTCGAATAGAGTGTCGGGTTAGGCACCGTGAAGATCGTGGACGATGCGGCGTTCGAAAACCCAAATCCATTGAGCGGAACATCGGTCGACGTCAGACGTGAAAACTGTTCGAACGACACGTTGACACGCACATCTTGACGAAACAGGTCGCGAATCGGCAGGTCCATCTCGGGGGTGAAGGGCAAGGTGATGTAGTACGTCCGGGCGAGCTGAATCGTGCTCGTATCCCCCTTGCCGTTGAGCAGAAGCAGTGCCGCCTGATTCTCATACTGAACCTCAAGGTCCTGACGAAGGTCGATATACTCGCCTGTCACAACATCGATCGTCTGGCCGCCAATCAGCAGTTCAGCCGTTTTTATGAGATATGTGCCGACCGAGTCGACGTAACTCAGACCGGTCGGTGGAACAAAGCCTGGAACCCACCCACTCTGCTCGAGCGTGAATGGCGCAGGGAGACTCGTGCTCGCCGTATACGTCACGATACCTGTGACGCCGAGCTTCGTCCCCTGATTTGCATCAAATCCAAAGAATGAAGCTTCGGACGCCAAAAAGCCTACACGGGCGACATTTGCAGCGAACACGTACGTCAGGCGAACACCGTCATAGCTGACAGACGTCAGGTTAAGCGAGACGGGAACCCACGTACGCACGGCTGCCGAGTAGAATGCCTGGTTCGATCGAACCTGGAGAAACTCGATGACGTTCCCGGCCGAATCAAACAGGTAGATGTACGGCTGGAACGTCGTTGACGTCACGGGGTAGCACCATCCAGTCTTGCGGTAGAACAGAGCGGGCAGGGTACACTTGAGCGTCACCTTGTGCATGAGATCCCCCTTGGCTGGGAGCGTACATGTCGCCGTACTATTGTACGGAACGATCGACGTGTCGAACGGCACCTCGAAGGTTTCAAGCACGTAGGGTTCACGTTTCTTGTACAGTGCCAAAAAGTACGTCTGCTTGGGCGTTCCTGTGAGCCACAGGTCCCCCTCGCCACGCGCGGCAAGTCGAATGTTGGCACTCGACATCTATCAGTAGTCACGGTTTTTTACGGCGCGCTTGACACGCTCTGGAAAAATACCAAGAAGTACCAGGAATGGCTGCAACTCTCCAGCTCAGGAAATTCGATCCAAGTACGATCGGAGACGATAAGGTGTGCGTCTTCATCGGCAAGCGCGGGACGGGTAAGTCGACCCTCGTGACTGACATCATGTACTACAAGCGACACTTGCCGTGCGGTATCGTCATGTCAGGCACGGAGGACGGGAACCACTACTACAAGCAGTTTGTGCCAGATCTGTTCATCTACGGCGACTACAACAAGAATGCAATCGAACGAGTGCTCGCCCGCCAGAGGACGCTCGTCGGTGCCGGGCGTAAGACGGGAGCCTTTCTGCTCATGGACGATTGCATGTACGACAAGGCGTTCATGAAGGACACGTGTATCCGTCAATGCTTCATGAACGGTCGTCACTGGAAGCTCTTCTTCATGCTGACGATGCAGTACTGCATGGACTTGTCACCCGATCTGCGTGCCAACGTCGACTACGTCTTTGTTCTGCGCGAGAATGTCATTCAAAATCGCGAGCGGCTGTACAAGTCATTCTTCGGCGTCTTTCCGACGTTCGACATGTTTTGCCAAGTGATGAACGCCTGTACGGAGAACTACGAGTGTCTGGTCCTGGACAATACGAGCAAATCAAACAGAATCGAAGACTGTGTCTTTCATTACAAGGCGCCTATTCGCAAGGGGTTCAGGATCGGGTCGGACTCTATGTGGAACTACCACTCGAAAAACTACAACCCGCAACACCCACCGACGCTCCAATCGACATCGGGGACGCCTATCGTGAAAAGGGGGTCATCGGCGATCAACGTCAAGAAGATGTAGGACGCG